ATAAGAGACTTTAAGAGCAGCAAGTCTGTATTCAAAGGCAAAGAGGTTACTGATAACATGCAGGACTTAATGTATAGTCTCGCGGTTCATAAATTGTTTCCAGAATACACCAACAGGCAGAGCGAGTTTGTCTTTCTTAAATTCGGGCTAGATCAGGAAGGCGATGATACGGGCATAGTTAAAATGAATCCAATAACGGATGATGAGTTAAGTGGATTCCAATCTCAACTAACCGAAATACAAAAATACTTAGATAACTTTTCAGAAAAGGATGCGCGATCTAATTTCGCTATAAGTAAAGGCTTCCCGAAAGATAACACTTTCAGCGGTAGGCTCATGTGTGGCTTTGCAGAGAAAAGGGGGGAACTCAAAAAAGACGGAAACCCTAAGTGGTATTGCCCCATGAAGTTTGATTTCTTTTATTATCACATTAAAGACAAGGACGGTAAGTTTGTGTCTTCCGTGATGGAGGATGATTTTAAAGAGTCAAATGTCCCTCCCGGCGGGTCTCATGAAATGTATTACTACGCAGGTTGCCCTAAATTTTCTTGACATTACATACCTTGTGCGTTATCATCAGGTATGATCCCGGTTTTCAAGTCTTGCTACTCTATAGGCAAGAGCATCCTCACGATTGATAAACAATCTACTGATGGAGGCCCAGATAGCATTGTAGACATCTGTAAAGAGAATACCTACGAAAAGCTAGTGTTAGTGGAAGACACAATGACTGGCTTTATGAAGGCCAATGAAGCTTGTAAAGAAAATAATTTACAATTGATTTTCGGCCTTCGACTCACTTGTCGCAACAACGTGAGTGCAGATACAAACTCTTCAGATCATAAAATAATTTGTTTTGCTAAAAACGATAACGGCTGCAAGCTTCTTAATAAGTTTTTTTCTTTCGCTAACGCAGAGAATGATGGGGCTGTAGACTTTGATTATTTGAACAAGTCTTGGACAGATGATTTGAGTCTAGTTATCCCCTTCTATGATTCATTTATATACAAGAACAATACCAAGATAAGTAATTGCATACCTGATTTTAATAAAATTAAACCCTCGTTTTTTATTGAGCGCAATAATCTGCCGTTTGATGCGATGATTGAAAGCTTGGTGTGGAAGTATACAGACAAAGCCAAAAGATATCCGGTATACCTGTCCAAATCTATTTACTATAAAAACAAAGAAGATTATAAAGCCCTACAAACATATAAGATTCTTTGCAACAGAAGCTTTGGCAGGGTCGCTTCTTTATCTTCACCTAACCTTAACCATTTTGGAAGCAACGAGTTTTGCTTAGAAAGCTATAAAGAATATGTCAATAATTTGCATACCCCACTCTAAAGAGATGGTCGAAGAGGCTCACGAATGGGCCTTAGCTCTCGGGTCATTAAACAACTCTATAACCAAAGGAGGCGCTAACAAGGCGGCTAGAATAGGAGAATTGGCTCTAACAAAATACTTGGGAGCGTCCAAACCCACGGACGACTACAATCATGACATTCTTTTTAAAGAAGAAAAAATAGAAGTCAAAACCAAACGTAGGACAGTAAAGCCAAAACCTTTTTACGATGTATCTGTAGCCAGAACTAGCGATCATCAGAAACCGGACAGATATGCCTTTTTAAGTTTGGAATTTGAAACAAGCGTGGGTAGAGGAACAAGGAAAAAGTATCTTAGATTAAAGAACGTCTGGTATTGTGGTGACATTAGCCATCAGGACTTTTGGCGGAAAGCAGAGCTTTGGGAAAAAGGCCGGGTAGATAAATCAAATGACTTTCATACTCATGTAGATATGTATAATATGCGTATATCAGATTTAGAAAACAAGTTAGTCCATGAATGAGTCTTTGCTGCGTTTCGATAGAAATCAAAAATACTTAGTTTTCGACACGGAGACTGAGGGTTTGAATTTGATAAACTCTCGCCCTTGGCAGGTAGCATGGATTGTGACCCAAGGAGACAAAGTGTTAGAGGAGCATGATGTCTATGTAGGTTGGGACGATCTGGAAGTATCAAAGGATGCAGCAAGAGTGACGGGCTTCTCCAAACAAGATTATGAGAGAAGAGCTATTGATTGTTCTGACGCGATGAAAAAATTTGCATCTTATCTTTACAATCCCGACTATAAAATTGTTGGCCACAATCTTTTAAATTTTGATGTTTATATCGTCAACGTCTGGAGGAAGCTTTTAAACCTGACTTCTGATTATAGTTTTATTGATAGGATAATTGACACAAGAAGCATAGCCACAGCCATAGCCAAAAACATTCCTGTCGATAAGGAGAATTTCCTTGCATGGCAATACAAGATGGTTAACTATATAGAGAGAGGCTTAAAGACTTCTCAGCCAACACTTCTGAAGAGATACGATATACCACATGACCCCAAACGATTGCACGATGCTTTATACGATATAATGATGAACTATAAAATCTTTCGTAAGCAATTGTATGAAATTGAACTATGACAGTAGACCACCATCGCGTTTTTGATTCCTTCTCTAGATATGATACTCCATATCCAGTTGGGGTTAAGTTGCCAGAAATTATAGTAGACCCAAAAATATTGGAAAATTTAGGTCTTAGCTCGGATAGTAGCAGCAAGGATATTATTTTTGAATTAAGCCGCAAAGGTCTTCGCGAAAAAGGCATAACTAGGCAAGAAAATAAAAGCGAATATTATGAGAGAGCCAAAATGGAGCTTGATATCTTTGAGGAACTCGGGTTTATTGATTATATCCTTCTTAACTGGGATGTGCTTAACTTTTGTAAAGAAAATGGGATACCCACAGGCGCAGGTAGAGGATCTGCGGCGGGGTCTCTTGTCCTGTATCTTTTGGGTGTAACAAATATAGACCCTATAAAATATGAATTATTTTTTGAGAGGTTCGTGTCAAAAAGCAGAGCAAGGAAAATTCATCATAATGGTGACACTTTTCTTGACGGCTCTCTACTTGCTGATGTGGATAATGATATTTCCTATGATCGTCGTTCTGAGGTCATTAATTATATTGATAAAAAATATAAAGGCAAGACTTGTAAAATCCTTACGCTTAACACGTTAAGCAGTAAGCTCTGCATGAAAGAATGCGGCAAGATAGTAGAGGAGCTATCAGAAACAGAAGTAAATTTAATAAGCGATACAATCCCCAAGCATTTCGGTAAGGTGGCTAAGTTAAAAGTCGCTTGTGAGGAAAGCGAATCATTTAAAAATTATGCCAGAAAACACATAAATGCTTTTAAGATCGCTAAAAAAATTGAGGGCCTTATAAAAAATACTGGCGTCCACCCTTCTGGAATCAGCATAAGCTATTATAACCAAGAGGATATTATGCCTCTACAGAAAACAAACGATGGAGCTTTGGTTTCTGGGTATGATATGGATGACGTAGCCAGCTTAAGTGTTAAGTTTGACATTTTAGGGTTAAGGACTTTATCTGTTGTCCATGATGTCTGTAAGCAGCTCGGGATAAGCGTTAAAGACATTGATCCTCATCACCCGTCCATATACGCCGCTCTAGCCTGTTTAGAATCCCCGCAGGGGCTTTTCCAGATCGAAGCTGATACAAACTTCAAGGTCTGCAAGGACATAGCTCCTAGAGACATAGATCAGCTTTCTGCTGTGGTCGCTATCGCTCGCCCCGGAGCTTTAGACTTTAAAGATAGATACGCTGAATATGTTCGCACCGGGGATTCACAATCTGTCCATCCGTTTTTTGATGACATCTTGGGCCAAACAGGGGGTATTCCCCTTTATCAAGAGCAGTTAATGCAAATGGCCGTTAAGGTAGGATTTAGTCTAGACGAAGCGGAGCAGCTTCGCCGTATAGTCGGCAAGAAGAAGGTTGATCAAATGCCAGCTTGGAAGGCTAAGATTGAGGAGAAGATACAGGGGAGCGATTTAGACCCGGCCATCGGAGACGTTTTGTGGAGTGTCGCAGAGGATTCCGCTAATTACTCTTTCAATAAGTCTCACTCAATTAGCTACGCTCACTTAGCGGCCATAACAGTATATCTTAAATTTAATTATCCAAAGGAGTTCTTTTTAAGTCTTTTAAAGTTTGCCAGATTTGAGCCAAATGCTCATGAAGAAATAGCTAAAATTTCTCAAGAGTTACCAGTCTTTGATATCAAGCTATTACCTCCAGACTTGAATTTATCGAACCTAGATTTTAAAATCGAAGGTAAAAACATCAGATATGGTCTGAACTCTATTAAAGGTGTTTCAGATAAAGTGATAGAATCATTAGTTGATTTCAGAGACACCTCTTTCGACAACAAATATGAAGTGTTTTTATCTGCCAAACAGTGCGGGTTAAACATAGGCACTTTGTCAGCGTTTATACAGG